CATCATCATTATTGGAGATTTGCTGAAAGATGGAATGGCCGTCTTGCGATGGTCGGAGTACTTATTTTAATTTTACAAACATGTATCAAATTATTTTCGTAGCAGCAGTAGCAGTTACTGCATATACAAACGGTTTATCTTTTGTCTTTCAATGATACCACTAGCAGTATTGTTAACATCAATTCCTCCAGGCTCTAGAGATCTTTTAGAGTTTGGATTTTTTGTGACTGTAGGAATAACTGCAGGGTCTTTGGGATTGATATGATTAATTTTGCAGAAATATATCAAATGGTATTCATGGTGGTTGTCGGTGTCGTAATGACAACTACTATGTTTATGACTATGATGTCCTACATGATGGAGGATTCAAATGGAAGATGAACAATTAAAACTAAGGCAACATGTTTTAATGATCCTGTTTAAACAATTTGGAGAAGGTAAATATTCTAATCAATCCATTTACGAATGTGCGGATGAATGGATATCAAAAGGTCATAAGATATCTGCAGGTGTTGTCAAATATTATGAAGCATATTATAGTAAAAAATCACTTGTATAAATAAGATACTTGTATAAAAATCATGTGTCAAAAAATAATTAATGTACTTGCTGTTGCGTCTTTCACTTTATCTGGTGCCATTGCTGCTAGTGGTGTATATGTATATGTCAACAGGGATTCCATCATTGATGGCATTAAATCACAAGTTATGGGAGGGATTGGTGGAGCTGCTTTAGGTGGCGGTGCTCTTACAGGTGATGTAGGACTTCCTATGGCAACACAACCAGAAGCTGCTGCTCCTAGTGCTCCTGTTCCTGGCGGTGGGTTGGGAGTTTCTCAATTCTAAATAGGGTAGTTGCTTTATTAGAATGGCAGAAGAAGTAAAAGAAGAAGTTCTAGAAGAAGAACAACATGAAGAACCAAAGAAGAAAGGTCTCTTTGGTAAAGTGAAGTCTGCTATACTACCAGATGCTGAAGAACAAGCAGCAATCATTAGTACATTTGTACGTATTACAGTTCTTGCCTGGTCGGGTGGAATATTGACTTTGAACTATGTGGCAATTCCAGGAGTGCCACAACAGAAAATAGATCCGACATTTATAGCTTCGGTTTTTACAGGAGTTTTAGCTAGCTTCGGAATTCAGACCGCATCCAAGAAGGGTGATGGTACAATGAAGATGCAGAATGGTGGTAATGGTAATGGCAACGGAAATGGTGGTGGTGGCATCAGCAAGAAAGATCTTGAGTTGTTAATCGAAAAAGCATCACAAACTGGTCCTACTCAAACAATTAGAATTGAGCAAGCACCTATCAAGATTAGTACTGATGATAAGTCAGACGAAAAGTTCACAATGTAACAAGGAGATTTTGTTATGGAAATCAAAAACATCAATAAAACCAAGTGGATTGCCATCGGATTAGGTGGTCTACTTGGTCTTTCTCATCTAGGTATGATTGGTATTATTGCCAACAGAAAACCACTGAGTAAGTTCCCTCAACTCAACATTCCCGTGAGTGAATATACTTCATATGAAGTTGAAGCAGGATTGGAGGGTTATAGGATAAAGTATCATGCCAATGATCCTAAATCTATGTTTACTACCAAGACAGTATCAGGTGGTGGTGGATTATTCAGGAAAGGTAAGCAGACTGAAATTGTACAAGAGTATACAATGGATGGTGCAGTGCATCATGACGGTCCTGTTTCTACTAGGTCTGCATGGATAGATCCATCAGCATTGACTGGAGAAGGTGAAAAGAAGCTTAGTGCCAAAACAATTGAGTGCATCAAAGCACGAGGTGGTGGTGAAGGAACAGGAAGAATGGTCGGTGGGAGCGTTGGTGCTGCTGCTGGTTCTGGTCTTTCCTCTATACCTTTTGTTGGTTGGGTTTTGGCTGGTGCTGCTTCGATGATCGGCATGAATGAAGGTGCAGAGATCGGTGGAGATCTAGCAGAGAGTTTCAGTGATGCATGTATAGAAGAACTTGAAGAAAATATTAAATGATTAAATAATTAGACCTCCTGTGTTATACTAGAGGTGTAGTTAGTTTATTGACTGTATGAGTGTAATTATTTACCAAGACCATATAGAAATACTAGAACAGGAGAATGCAGATCTTCAAAAGGAAGTTCTTGCATTAAAAAGAAAGATTCGCTATTATAAAAAATTAGAAATGGAGGAGACTGATGTGGAATCTTAATATTCGAGAAACCTTTCATAGGGTAAAGGAATGGGATAAGAATATGGCATATAAATTTCAAGGTAAATTCAAGTTATCTAATTATCAAATGTTATGCCTTTCCTTTGCGAAAGGATTTATTATAGGAGCAATTATACTTTAGTGAATAACCTAACAGTATTACTTTTTATTTTGAGTTCAGCAGCACTAGCAGGTGCTGCTTTTGCTTTGATGTGGAGAAATATAAAATCCATCAATGAGATGCCTATGAAAAATTATAGGCAAGGAGAATGGACTACGGAGGTAACTAAAAGAGTTCATCCTGAGATGCAAGATGTAGAACCAGGAACTGAATTGCTTGGTGTTAATTTTCAAAAGAAAACAGAGTGTGACCTAGAAGAGTATAAAGATCTTCAAAAAAGAATTAATGAATTAAAAGAAGAGTTAGGAGGTGAGGAAGAAGAAGATGATGATGGAGACATTGTGGTCAGAGTCTAACAGAGTCAGTAAGTCCACACACAAATAGGTATTTTTTACTACTTTGTGCTATAAATATGGGTAGTATGGGATTGAAAAATCATGCCCCTGACTCAACAGAAGCATTATACAGTCGGTTATCACGACACTGAACTACATCATTTTGAAATCTGCGAGTATGCTGCAGATTCATATGAAGCAATACAACACTCAAAGGAGGATGTTCCCTATCTACAGGAGCATCCTCATTTTATTGACTATTGTACAAAAGAGTTGCCTGAGATTGAAAGGATTACTCATCTTATGGCATCTGGTATACCTATGGGACACTAATTATGAAACATGAAATAATGTGGTGGATGAGTAGACTCACCATCATGATTACATCTATATTTTTATCGATGTCATTAGCAGCACAAGCATATGCTGCAGAGATACAAATGGGTAAGGATGGTATGTTAGTCTTTGCACCATGCGAACTCACTATTAATGTTGAAGATACAGTTACGTTTGTAAATAATGAACTGCCTCCACATAATGTAATGTTTGCTGATAATCCAGAACTATCACATGGAGATTTATTATTCTCTGCTGGTGAAACTTTTGAAGTTACATTCCACCAAGCAGGTGATTATCACTTCCAATGTGATCCTCATGCAGGTGCAGGTATGAAGGGGGTTATCCATGTTCAGTAGTTTTATACATTGGATAGGGCAGAATATGAATACTCTTGCTCTGTTTAGTTGGGTAATGTTTTTACCTATAGCAATATTCTCAATAGATGCACCAAGAAATCCGCATAGATACCATCACAAATAAATATGCTATAATATAATTAAACTGGGTTAGATTATGTCAGACTTTGAACCATTGGATTTTAAAAAGAACGGAATTGTATTAGATTACAAGACTGCTGGTGTAGATATAGATGCTGGTAATAAATTTGTAGAAAAACTTAGAGAGAAAGCACCAGGTATTGGTGGGTTTGGTGGAATGATAAAAATTCCATCAGGATATGATGAACCCATTTTAGTGTCTGGTGCTGATGGTGTTGGGACTAAACTTAATATTTGTCTGGTTGCTAATGACTACACAACTATAGGTCAAGACCTAGTTGCTATGTGTGTCAATGATGTGATTACGTGTGGTGCTAATCCTTTATATTTTTTAGATTACATTTCTACTCAGAGGGTAGATGGTAACGTAGCAGATATTATGGTAGGGATTATGAAAGGATGTGAGATAGCAGGGATGGATCTCTTAGGTGGAGAGACTGCTGAACATCCAAGACAACTTCATTATGATATGGCAGGATTCTGTACAGGTATAGTTGAGAAGAAGAAAGTTATAGA